TTAATGATAATTGATAAGTATAATCTTTCGATTAGAACCTAGACTTTCAATGCTAGTGTCCATCTTCTCTGTATGTTGAGCTAATTTATAGAGACTATCTTTATTTAAATATTCACTATCAAGTTTAATATTCAAATTGTTGACTTCGTTACATTCTATCTCATTACTTTTTGTTGAGCATGTGTCTTCAACAATATTTCCTTTAATCATTATTGTGTTATTTGCATAACAAAATAGTGGGGAAGTAGAAAATACCGCCAAAACCAAAATTTTAAATATATTATTTTTCATTTTATAAGTACCTATTTATTAAATAGTTAATATAAGTGATACAATATTTTTTATTTAAAAACAATATATAAATCAATTTCAATTAAAAAACATAATATAATATGTGACCTATATCTCATTAATTATTTAATTTGTATAAATAGGTTATATTTCTACATCTATTTTATTAAAACGATAATTAAATCACACTTTACAAATATTAATGTATTTTGGTTATTGTAAAATTAAATTATTGATAATAAATACTTTAATTAAAATTATAAAAATTTAACTTAGAATACCAGATTAAAAAATAATTTAATTAACTATAATATTTGTTGAAATAATATATATTAATGAAAATTAAGAGATGGTTTAGCTCAGATTTTTTATTTATACAAACTAAAATATGAAAAATAAAATCACTTTTGAATAGGTTATAAATAATTCTTGTATTTATTTAATTTTACTTAAGAACATAAGGTAATTATACAATAATAAGGCGAACTAAATTAGAAGATTTAATCTTTAAAGTATTCAAGAGGAATACAGAAATTTGAGTATCAGAATGATTATTTTAAAATTTCCGTAATGATAAAGTTGTTAGAATTTAATTGAGTAGTAAGGAGCATGGTTCATCTGAAATTTAATTTAAATTTTAATTTAAATTTTAATTCTTTAGCCAAGGATGATCATCTAAATTTAAGTGCAGCAAAGATTCTAAGAAAAGCTATACAGTGATCAATAAAATTATGTTAGCTATGTAAAGCTAAATAGAGAATGATGAATGTCATATTTTTGCTCAAATAGTGATGTTCAGCCAAATAACTTAAACCTACATAAAGAGAGCTTTAGATCTGAAATATAGAAATAACTAGGGATTAGTTTAAACTATATAATTGTTCGTATAATGTGTGCCTGATTATGTAACATAGCCGATTTGCAACCATTCCTGTGGGCAAATCGGCGTTTTTTTACATAGTCGGCATTATGCGATCTGAAGGCTAGAGCAGGGCAGTTAGACTAAAGTTATAAATATAATTAATCGTCCTTCTTCAGCACATCTGATCTGTATTTCATCACGTCTTCTGTTTTGATCTCTTTTAAGTACTTTCTAATTAAAGTGTGAAGTACGTCCGATTCTTTTATCCGGATTTTGGTCTCGAACATCATTTCTAATGTTGTCTCTTTAACCATTTCTTCTTCTTCGTCTCTAAGTCTTACGGTAACTGCCATTGGTCATTCTCCTAAAAGTGACACATCATATCTGATTTATATTTTATGATATGTTGCTAAATCACAAATTAGATGTTATAAAACCACAAAATATCATTTGTGATAAATCATATATGAGCACAGAACAAGCATTCGAAATCGTGGCCAAGATCATTTTCGATAGAGCCTGTACTTTAGTTGTTGGGGGAAATCCTGCTTACGAGTCGGAGCTTGTTCTACGTCACATTGAAATGTGCATGGTGGAGTGGGGCTATAAGTCTGCCAAAGTAGCGGAGTACTACGACATGTTGAAAGCTGAGAATGATAATTTCCGTTCAATGGGGATTTGCTAATGGGTGAGTATAAAAAACAATCAAACCCCACAGCTTTATCGGGGGGATTGAAAAATGCGATGGTTGTAACCCCCATTAATAAGATGGGGGTAAAGACATCTGATACGCAACTGCAAGACGCCGATCTCCCGTATCAAGAGCATTCGTTATACACAATTCCATACGCTCACATGGTGATGACATCTTCAGGTGTTAAACCAGTTCAATGCCGTCTGCCTGCTGATAATGAAATTGCCGTGATTGACTGGGTAAATTTCACAATCGGAATTGAGACTTTAGGCGACAAGTATTGGAATGAAGATGAATACATCATCGATACACACCGTTGGACGGCTGCTGTAGAGGAATTGGACCACCAGTTACATCACATCTTTGGATTCTCAACGACTGCATGCCGTCATGGCGGTCTGAATTTCTATAAAGAAAGCTATGTACTAGGTGAAGATTTCGGTTTTGTCTGCATTGGCGGTCAACGTAATACCATCTTAATTATGATTAATGGCCGTGGTTGCAACTTTGCTAAAAGTGGTTGGGAATTAAGACTTTACAACTTCTTAGTGACTATTGCTAAACGAGCTAAATTAACTCGTGTTGATATTGCACATGATGACTTTGAAGGTAAAAAGATCAATGTTGATTGGGGCAATATGCAAGATGGTTTAGGCGGTTTTAGCTGTGGCAACCGTATGCCGAATATCGAACATAAAGGCAATTGGAAACGTCCAAACGGTAAAGGACGTACTTTAATGGTCGGTGCACGTGAATCAGGCAAGATGCTTCGTTTGTACGAGAAAGGTCGTGCTGAAGGTGATCCGAATGATAACTGGCAACGTGCTGAAGTTGAATTTAAGTCAATTGACCGTGTTTTACCGTTCGATATGTTGCTAGCTCCAAGTGAGTATTTCATAGCCTCATACCCATGTTTCGCATTTTTATCTGAAGATATTCAACCTGCAAGAATTGAAACAATTCAAAAGGTTGCACGCATTAACTTTGATACTGCCATTAAGAATCTTAAACATCAATATGGCAAGTATATCAATGTTTTTAAACAGGTTTTTGAACCTGAAGAGTTAATCAATATTATTTCTTGCTCTGATCAATTCGCTTATCCGAAGCGGTTAGATCATGTGCTTATAACTGCTCGGAGAATGTAGCAATGATGCAATTTAAAAATAAAGTGAAAATCTTAGGCGCTAAGGCTGTTGATTTTAAAACTGACGATGGTCGTCATTATGATCATGTAGCTTTGTACTGTGAGGTTCCACTTGATCAATCGCAAGGTAATGCGGTTGGTAATGCATGTGAGGTTTTTAACTGGCAAGACCGAACAAATCTAGTGTTGCTTAAGCAACATAAATTTCCGTTAGAAGCTGATATCACATTTGAAATGGTTACTTCAGGAAAATCTATGAAGTATGTCGTTAAACAAGTTGAGTTGCCAAAGGTAATTTAATGATTGATGTTTTAGACGAGGATGGTGCAAGTAACATTGCACATCCTGAAATCTTCGGAAAACCGAAATAAAGCTATACATTACACATAGTTATTTTTACCGCTTCGTATAATGTATAATATGTCAATTAAATCAATAACTTATGTGTAATCTAACTATGACAGAATTTGTTTATACATGCAAGAAGTGCGGTAAAAAGTTTACAAAACACTCTGATTACTGCATTCATTTTTACAAGTGTAAATAACAGATACCACTGGCTTTTGGGGGCGTGGTTTAAAAGCGCAAGCCAGTGGCTCTAATTGGGGATTTTAGAAATGGACATGGTCTGTAAGCAATTATCGTCACCTGATGCTAATGGGGTGCAGTCATGTCTTCAATGGGGTCAAGCTGACCTTTATTTACCACCATTAAGCTACGCCGAAGCTACAACAATTGGGGGCGCTTTTTGGTTATGTCTGGCAGTCGTATGGAGTTTAAAAACTATACGAGTGCAAATTTTTGAAAAGTAAGGAGTTCAATCATGAACACTAAAAAACAAGTAATGCTTCAACGTTTTAAACAAGCTGCTGTAGTTGCTACGGCTGCGGGGGTAACTGCTGCATCGAATGCTGCAATTGATGTAACTGAAATTACTGGGGAGTTGTCTGGTGCTCAGGTTGCGGGTGCTACTGTAGCTGCTGCTGCAATTTTGATTCCGCTAGGTATTAAAGTATTTAAATACATCCGTTCTGCATTCTAAGAACCAGTGTATTACATGCGAGCCACCGTAAACGCGCGAGGGCTCGCAGTCGCGTTTACGGGGTGAAGCATGGGTGATATTGGGGCGTACATATGGCTATTAATGATGATTTATATTGGTATAAAAATGTTTTAAGAAGAACAATTTCAACAACAATCCGCTTTTACTTATCTCTCTCAATTATCCTTTCACCAATAATTCTAATGACTGAAGCTAACGCCACCGATGATGGTGATTGGTGGCTTCAGCGCGAAATTAAGTTACAGCAAAACCGTGAAGATTATGCAAGACGTGTCTATGGGCGTTCTGCAAGGTCTTTCACTGAAACTGACCCTGTGTCAGCAAAAACAAAAACGGTAACAAGAATTGCTATTGCAGAAGCATCGCCTACAGCTTCAAAAGTGGGTGCATCTATGTTCAAGCGTGTTGCATTCTATGCAAAGAATCCAGGCGTACAAATGGTTGGTGTTATGGCAGCGACTCAGCTTATTGAAGCAATTGGTTGGGTTATGGAGGATGGTGCATACGTAAAGAAAAAACCTGCTGACCCAGACAAAGACCCGACTTTACCACGTGCATGGCATTGGACAAATATTGGTTATTATTCGACTACTACCGCAGCTGCTGCTGCATATATGGCTTATCACAATTCAACTGCTGCCTCATCAAAACAGGCACGTTCTTACCAAATAAAAGACACTATTAACGCTGATTATAAAACAGTTTATCTTTTTGATTCTTCTGGTGTTTTAGTCGGAAACGTTACTATTCAGTATGTTGTAAATCCAGATTATGATCCAAATGGAGAACCACCCCAAGATCAAACAATTCCTTTAACACCTGAGTTATTAGGGGCTGCAATGATGGGTGAAGGCTATAACGATCCTGTAAAACCAGAACATTATAATCCTATTGCTAATACTGGTCTTATGAATAGCTCTGTAGCTGATAGCTATCAACACTCAGGTAATGGTGTTGGTGATGATTTAGCTAATGAGATGGACCAGAAATTAAAGAATGCTCCACCCACACCTAATAATCAACCTGCTCCTTATGGTTCGCCTCAATATGCTAATCCACCTTCAGAATCTGCACCTAATGTTAATGATCGCACATGGGATGAAGATGGTGGTGCTGCTGACGGTAAAGCCGAACCGATTAAAGACCCTGAAGGAAATCCGACTGGTGGTCAATCCATATCAATTGAGTTTCCAGTATTTTGTGAATGGGCTTTTACGGTCTGTAAATGGTATGACGATTGGAAAAAAACAGATGAATGGATGAAAGAAGATCCTGAACAGAAAGACCCTGAAAAAGTTGAATTTGATGAAGATGTATCGGCAGGTACTGTAACACTTACGGGTTCGGATGCTTGTCCAAAAGACTCTGTTCAATTCACTTTAATGGGCCAGACTTATACTCTTGAATTACCTTATCAACCTGTTTGTGATGCTCTTACTTTCTTTAAGCCTGCTGTGTTGGCTGTTGGTGCTATTACTTCAGCTTTTATTGTNGCGGGTATTAATGTTAAGGGAGAAGATTAACTATGAGTTTAGCTAGTCTTCTTTCTAAAGTATCAGAAACAATTTTATCTAGTGCCGTCTCAAAATTACTTAAAGGTGCTGGACTTTCTTTATTTACATACGGTGCAACACAAGGAGCATTTTCCTTAGCTGTAAGCACTATTCAAAGTTATTGGGGCACATTGGGCAACGTATTGTATGTTGTTGGTCTAAGTGGATTTGATCAAGCTATCAGTATGGTTTTATCTGCTATTGCCTTACGTGTTGCATTATCAAGTATGCAAGTTGGGGTACGAAAAAGTGATTAATTTAGTATGTGGTCAACCACGTAATGGCAAATCTCAATTTATGGTGAAAACCATATTAGATATGCTTGAAGAAAATAAAAAATTAGAAGAACAAGGTAAACCGGCAAGACAAATTTATTGTGATATTGATGGTCTGAGAATACCTGAAGTTGAACCTGCTCCAGATGATTGGCGGGATACTCCGGATGGTTCAATTATTATTTATGATGAAGTACATATGCGTAAAGCATATGAGTACAAGGGTAACCAATACTCTCAAGATCAGATGATTAAGGACCTTACAATTCATGGTCATTTTAACAAGGATATTTGGTTAATTACTCAGGATCCTGCGCGAATTGAGAAAGGTATTCATAAGCTTATTGATAAGATGTACTTCATAAAGCGTCCTAGTTCTAAACCGCCTTATACAAATGTTTTTGTATTTGATAAGTGGTTATCTAGCCCTGAACCTGCTGCAAATCGTAATGCTAAACATAAGAAGTATTTCGACCATTATCGGTTTCATTTTAAAGACGAATATCAAAAGCTTTATCATTCTGCTTCTGACCATTCCAGTATCAAATTTAAGTTACCAAAACAGTTATTTATCTATGTATCAATTATTTTAGGAATAGTTGGTTTTGTAGTGTTTGGTTTAATGAATACTAAATCTTTTAACCCGCAAAGATTTGAGGATAAACAAAGTGCATCAGATACCAAAAAAGATAGTAAAACGAATGGTCAAACGGCTAATCAGAAGACTGACGAACAGAATCTTTTATTAGATCAGCAGTGTTCTAAACAGTATGGTTTAACCATTGAGCAATGTGCAGACCTACGCGATCCTACAAAAAGAAATGCTGAATTATTGGCAAAAGAAAAGAATGATATGCAAAGTATTGTGCTTCAATACAAC